TATATTTATCATAAACAATAAAAAAAAAATAAACTATGAAAAATATTGAATTATTACAAAAAGTCGCTGACCTAGTTGGCTTTAAGTTTTCAAGTGTTTCCCATTCCTTCGCTGAAGTAGAATTAGATGGTGGCGTAATCATCACCAATTCAACTGAAGGGGAGTTCCTTTTGGGTGATACTATTAGTGTTAAAAACGAAGACGGAACATTTACACAAGTAGGTTCTGGAACGCACAGATTGGCTGACGGAATGAAAATCTTTATCACAGATGAAGAAGGAAAGTTGGTTGAAATCAAAGACGCTATGGAAGACGAAGTAGAAGACGAAGGTGTGGTTATTGTTGATGCTGAAAAAGAAAAAATGGAAAGCACACAATTAGACGCATTAAAACAAGCGATACACGATGTATTGTTTGCGTTTGAAGCAAACACTAAAGAAATTGCTGACTTGAAAGCAGATTTACAAGCCTTCAAGAATGAAGCAAAACACGCTCCCTTAAAAGAGGATACTTTGATGTCTAACGCTTTTTCAAGCGACAGCAGGTATGAAATCTTGAAAAAGATGAAATTAAACAAATAAAAAAAAACAAAAAATTAAAAAACAATAATTATGAAAAATCTTAAAAACTTCAATTTTGATTTTGATACTACTGGAATGGTAGATTACTTGAACGCAAACGCAGATTTGCTTTTATCAAAAATCGTTATAGACACTATTGAAAGTTCTACTTACAAAGTTGTCCCTAACATAAAGTTTGGCGAACTAATCCCTGTATATGAAACAGGTGCGATTGACGACATCGCTTTTCCAGGTAATTCTTGTTCCTTCACAGGCGGAACGATTGAATTGACTGAAAGAGAATTAAAGGTATGCCAATACAACATACAAAAGAACTGGTGTGATGATGAATTGAATAGAACAATTATGTCTATTAGATTATCACCAGGTTCTTACCCACCTAACTTGGCTCCTTCAGTTGAAGAAGCGTTTATGAATGATATTGCGAAGAAAGCATCGGTTTATGCTTCAAGAAAGTTTTGGAACGCTGAAACGGCTACTGATGGTTGTTCTGGTGTGATAGAGCAGTTGGAAAGCGCACCTTTCACAGCAGAAACAATCAACAAAACATATACTGCGATGACTATAAATAATGCGGTTTCCGTAGCAGATGCCTACATATTGGCACTTCCTGCTCCGTTAAAAGTCATCAATACTATTATGGCGTTGAACCACAACGATTTCCAAGCACTTCAGTTGGCTTTAAGAAACCAAAACTTATTCAACTTTAACCCAATTACTTTGGCGAACGGACAAATGGCAATCCAAATCCCATTCACAAATGTAATCGCTATTTCTTGTGAAATCGCTGCTGGTTATATGGTTTTGACTAACGCTGAAAACTTGATGATGGGAACTGACTTGTTGAGCGACATTTCTTCACCTATTTCTTGGTATTCTTTGGATTTCCAACAAACAAGATTAAAGTTGGCTATGAAGATTGGTTCTGCTGTAGGTATTCCTTCACAGGTAGTTTTCGCAAAATAATTAAATAATCACATTCCTAATGGTTTATAGTCCTACGGGGCTATAAACCAAATAAGGAAGATAAAAAAATAACAAAAAATATAATAACATAAAATTATGGCTTCTAATTGTATTATCACAAGCGGATTAGCACTTGCTAGTTGTGTAAATAATGTTCCTGGTATTGACGAATTATTCGTTTTAACATCTACAGGAACTTCTACAGACGCACAATTCGCTTCAATCACTTACGACCCTGATGGGTATATCACATCATTTTCAGCTGCTACTACAGGTTTAACTTTCCAACAAATAGATTTAGTTAGAAATAGTAGTGCTGCGTTGAATGAAGAAACATCAATCAACTTACCATCACTAGGTTTCACATTCCTTACTAAACTTTTATTCACAATTCCTGGTTATTCACAGGAAAACACAAACCTTTACCAACAAATCGTAAAGAACACACAATCTTACTTCATCGTAAAGTTGAAGACAGGTAAGTTTTTCTTGGCGGGTGCTGATGTAAATGGTGGTGGTGGAATGTATGTTGAAACAGCAGGTATTGTTTCTGGTTCATTACCAGGGGACGACCAGTTGTATTCAATCGGTTTAACTTCACAAAGTTCAATCAGCGTTCCTGAAATGTTAGTATCTACTACCTTGTCTGCTTTCGTAGCAGGTTCAGGTTTCGGTTTATACTACAACAACTAATTAAAAAAATACTTTTTAATGGGGGGTAAAAACCCCCATTTTTTTAAGCCAATTATGTTGGAAGTAATCAAAGATATTAGGGTTAGAAAGGACAACACTTATGTCCCAATAACACGATATATTTTAACAAACTTGCGACTTGATTTACATAGTGAAATAATTACAATAAAGGTTCTATTCTACAGGAATGATGACCTAATATTTACCAAGTTATTTAATATGGGTAAATGTGGTGATACGAATGTGAATGACCTAATCAAACAGGTTCATCAACAAATACAAAATGAAGGTTAAATCATTACTTACCCAATACTTCCAAGGCGAACAAGTGTATAATTACGGGGGACAAATCCCACCAATTTTATTTCCTGACCCATCACCAAGTCCAATTCCACCTACGCCAACGCCTACGCCTACCAACACTACTACACCAACGCCGACGCCTTCTATTACCCCTTCAATCACACCAACGATTACCAACACACCTACTAATACAAAAACGCCTACACCGACAAGAACTTCAACTGCGACACCAACACCAACGAATACCCCAAGTCAAACGCCAGCGGGATTTGACCCTGATGCCGCTGCTTACTTATCTGCCGTTGTTGCTGCGGGTGGTGCTGTTTCATCACCGATGTCTGCGGCAACAAATAATATGTTCTTGGCGTTAAAGTCAAATGGACTTTATACAAGAATAGACGCTATGTATCCAGTTCTAGGTGGCACGGCAGCATCACACAAGTTTAATGCTATAAATCCATTAGATACTGATGCCGCATTTAGATTGACTTTTAATGGTGTTTGGACGCATAACGCATCTGGTATGATAAATAATGGTGGTCCAGGAACATACGCAGAAACTTATTATGACGCATCTTTAGTTGTTCCAACAGCTGCAGACCAATCTGTATCAATTTATACAACAACATTAAGCAATAAAGGAGTTCAAGATATAGGTTCAACAAATACAACAGCAGGAACTATTGAGGTTGGTATTTATACATCATTTAGTAGCGTTCAATTTATATCAAATGTTAAATCGGCTGCATCATCGTATCGTTCATATAATCAACCTTCAGCAGCAGGTATTGGATACTTTATCGCAACATCAACAGGAACAGATGTTTTGGGAACTAAAGATGGTGTGTTAGTTGTTAATAATACACAAATACCAGATTTCACAAACAAAACACATTACATAGGTAATAGTAATGGAAATCTTGGTATTGGTAATCCATCAAATATAATATTCGCTCATTTTGGAAGACAATTTAGTTCAGGTGAAATGACTACATTATCAAGTATAATCAACGCATTCCAAACCGCATTAGGAAGAAACACATATTAAAATATGATATACATAGAACAAAACGCAGTCAATAACATCTTCGTAAATGTATCCCAATACAAGACGGGGAACTTTGGTGCCAATCCAAAATACCTGTGGAGATTACAGAACGCTCAAGGTAGAAACATCGTAAGTTTCTACCCTGAAAACAGCACATCTACTTACCCAAGTGCTTATACTGGTCGTTATGATGTATTCACATTTAACACATTTAAGAACCAACCTGAAAACTATATTTATAGTGCGGGAACTGATTGTAATTTACACCTTGTAAATGAAAACCAATACTGGTTAGGGATTTATGAAATGCCACCTAATTCAACATCATTAAATCCTTCAGGTGAAAAGTTGTTAAATAGTTTGGCGTTTATATTCGTTCCTGTTGAAAACGAGTTTTATACAGGTAATACTGCGAACTTTGAGCCTAATAAAATCTACTATAAGAATGGTGATGGTATAACACCGACGCCATCAAACACGGCATCACCAACGCCGACGCCTTCTATCACCCCTTCCATTACCCCTTCAATCACACCTACAAATACGGGAACACCTACGCAGACGCCGACTTCCACTTTAACACCTACGCCTTCAATTACGGCTACTTCCACTTTAACACCTACACCTTCAATTACCCCAACAAATACGGGGACACCTACGCAGACACCGACTTCCACTTTAACGCCAACGCCTTCCATTACCCCAACGAACACAGGGACACCTACGCAGACACCGACTTCCACTTTAACGCCAACGCCTTCCATTACCCCAACGAATACAGGGACACCAACGCCAACGCCTTCCATTACCCCTTCAATCACACCAACGAACACACAAACGACTACGCCGACCCCGACAATTACGCCAAGTTCAACACAAATACCTATATTTGTTGCTGGCGGTGAAACGACAAATAAATTAGGTTATTCCAACGATGGTATAACTTGGTCGGCATCTACAAATGGTAATTCAATATTCGGGACTGGAGTTTTTGGTCTTGGTTGGAATGGTAGTAGATTTGTTGCTGGCGGTGTTGGAACAAATGTTTTAGGTTATTCCAACGATGGTTTAACTTGGTCGGCATCTACAAATGGTAATTCAATATTTAATAATTTTGTAAATGCTATTGCTTGGAATGGTTCATTATGGGTCGCTGGTTCAAGTCAGGGAACAAATAAATTAGCATATTCTACCGATGGTTTAACTTGGACTAATTCGTCAAATGGTAATACAATATTCACTTCTGGTGTTTATGGTATTGCTTGGAATGGTAGTAGATTTGTTGCTGGCGGTTATGGAACAAATAGATTAGGTTATTCCAACGATGGTATAACTTGGTCGGCATCTACAAATGGTAATTCATTTATCACATCACAAGGTAGAGATGTTGCTTGGAATGGTTCATTATGGGTTGCTGTCGGTCTAGGCGGGGATAGAATAGCAGTTTCCAACGATGGTATAACTTGGTCGGCATCTACAAATGGTAGTAGTATATTCAGTAGTAGTGTTGATTGTGTTGCTTGGAATGGTAGTAGATTTGTCGCTGGTGGAAGTGGAACAAATGTTTTAGGTTATTCCAACGATGGTTTAACTTGGACTGGTTCGTCAAATGGTAATACAATATTCGCAACAAGTGGAGCATCACCAACATCACATTCGGTTTCTTGGAATGGTAGTAAGTTTATAGTAGTGGGTAATACTTATGCTGGTCCTGGAGTATCAAATCCCCGTCCAGTAATAGCATATTCTACTGATGGTATTACTTGGAGCGCTTCAACAAATACAAGTGTAGCATTTGGTGTAAGTGATTTATATGCTTCAACATCTAAACCAGGCCCTAATCTTTACCCACCTAGATAATTAAACTACAAACAATAAAGGTATAACTTATATTTATAGAAATATGGAAAACATACAGAAACCAATAGAACCTAAAATCCATTCGTTTAATGTTGATTATCAAATCAACAGATTAGACACCCGTGAAAATAGGGAAGCAACCGAAAGAAGCAAGCCTTGGGTTATGTGGGGATTACGAAATGATTACCCACAATTTATCCTTCAAGTAAAAGAACATTCACCTACGATGTCGGTGGCTATTGATGCTAAAGTAAATATGACCTATGGCGATGGTGTTGAAATTGAAGATTTAGGAAATGTGTTGGTGAATAAATACGAAACGATTAGTGAATTATATTACAAAGTATTTTATGATATTTGGTTATTCGGTGGTTATAGTTTGGAAGTAATTAAAAGCCGTGATGGAAGTAGAATTGAAAGTATTTACCATATTCCATTCCAAGATGTTCGTGTTGGAAAACAAGATGTAGAAATACACAACAGGGAAAATGGTGTTTTTTATGTATGTGAAGATTGGCAGAACACACAACAAAAAAGATTAGTTGTAAAGTTCCAATCATTAAATATGGAAACCCGTGAAGGTCGTGAAATGGTATATTGGAAAGATTATACCCCAACGATGAATAGACACTACCCTTTAACACCATATCAATCGTCTATTGATAGTTGTGTATTGGAAGCAGAAATCTACCAATTCCACAAGACAAACTTGGCAGCATCACTTATGCCGAACTTATTTGTAAGTTTGATAGGAGACCCTACCCCTGAAGAACGACTTTCTACATACGAAGAATTGGTTAGGTCTTATCAAGGAAAGAACGGACAAAAACTTATGTTGGCGTTCAGTAATTCTGCTGATGAAAGACCTGTTATTGAACCAATCAGTAATACGGGTAATGATAGTTTCTATACCGAAATATTACAAATGTGCGTTCAGGCAATCCTTACAGGACAACAAGTCGCATCACCATTACTTCTTGGTA